AATTCAAAAACTATGCCTATTCAAAATTTGGCTTCAAAAATTTATCTATCTCTCCCGCATTCGCCGCACAAAGCAACTTTGCCCGTTCGTAATCCTCCCGGCACTGCTTTACGGTGCGCAGTTTGGGCTTTACGGCGCGGATGCGCGGGTCGGGCGGGTTAAAGTGTTTTTGTGCAGCCATTTTGAAGGAAGTTTATAAAATCATCGGTTGACCGGCATTCAAAATAAATGCCGCCCGCCCGCTCGATTTCAAATTGCCGTTTCTTTTGGTCATCGCTCAATTTATCCCTCCCGGCCTTTACCTCAATTGCGATAAACCGGCCCCTGTAAATCATAATCACATCAGGAAGCCCCTTTTCGGTGTTTCCTTTCCTGTGTATGCCCTTCGCCTGATCCCATACACCGACGTTATTCACTCGGTAGGCTACGCAACCCGTTTGGAAGTTTGCAAGGCGCAAAACGTTGCGGGTGATCTGGTTGGCGGTTTCTGGTTTTTTTTGGACTGGCATATCACATCGTTTCAATTTGTTCAACCACATCGAAAAGTTCAAGCGGACGCGATTTTGCAAAGCGCTTTTCGGCTTCCTTCATGTTTGCAATCGCCTGCTTAAAATAACTGTCTTTCAGTTCAACGCCGATGCCAAAACGGCCCATTGAAACGGGCGAAAATACTTCGCTGCCAACACCCATAAACGGAGTTAAAACGACTTCGCCCGGATTGGTGTAAAGTTCGACAATCCTGTCGATAACATCCAACTGGAGAGGATGCACGTGTTTTTCGTCGTCATCTTCCCGCGCATCGCGGAACGGCAAAACCTCGTCAATCCGAACGTCATCCCACACGCTTGATGCGTAACGCTGCCAAATGATGTGTGATAACTTGTTCAGTTTGTGGTCACCATCAAACCCGGCATATTGCTTTTGCAAAGCCTTGAATGATTCGTTTACATACCGATCATAGCACACATCAAATTCGCCTTGCTGGAAAAAGTCGCCAAGCGGCAAGCCATATTTTGACAGGTGTTCAGGAAGAAAAGGACGAAGCCCGGCATAATGGGTAAGGCCAAAAGGATGCGTAACAGGTACGTCGCGTTCGCCTTCCTTCTTGAAAATCAGAATATAGTCCGGCATTGCCGTGAAACATTCGGTTGAATTTTCAACGATGTTTTTGTGCATCAGGCTGTGAACCATCGTGCGCAAACGAACCTTCAAAGGCTCTTTCCACACGGTGATTTTGTTCATGCGCTTCATGCCGTTTCGCGTGTGGATTTCTTCGATTTCGTGCGGGTAGTCGTATTGGCTGCCGTCCTTGTTCATAAGGTCGGTGCAATGCACGGCGCAAATACTGCCAGGCTTCAAAACCCGATACAGTTCCTTTACTAAAAATTCGTACTGAATCAATGCTTCTTCCCGGCTTTCGCAGTTGGAAAAGTCAAGCGGGGATGAACTGTAATGAAACAGGCCCAAAAAAGGCGGGGAAAAAACGGAAAGGTCAACGCTTTCGGCTGGCAACGTCGGGAGAACGGCCATGCAATCGCCGCAATAGATTGCGTATTTGTCGGTGATAACTTGTTCTTTTGTCATTGTGTTCGACTATTTTAAAAATGTTGGAAGTTGGATTTGTTTGTCAAATTCTTTTGAGGTTGGGGTGTAGGATTTATTCAGGTTGATATTCAGCATTGAAAATAGATTGTCCGCTTTCTTTGCCTTTGCCTCAATGGCCTGCAAAATCCTTACTTGACCATCTGAAATTACGCGGTCAATTGTAACAGGTTCAGTGATCGGGAAGCGGTAGTGCCTGCGGACAAGTTGGTAGTATTGCTCGAAAGAAAATCCGGGGAAAGTTACAGCGTGTGGGCAGTGCTGCCAGTTCAAACCCCATGCCGTAATTTTTGGCTTTGTAACAAGTTTCTTGATCTGGCCTTCTGCAAACGCAATCAAAATTTCCTCTTTCTTTTCAAGGCTCATGCCGCCGTGAATTTGCACGGCGTTTGGATCCAAATTTTCAACCGTGTCCGCTTCTTCGTTCAGGTTGCACCAATATACCGACGTCGCGTGTTGGCTTGCAAGTTCTACCGCTTTTTCTGCCCGCTTTGAAATTGTCGCCTTTCTTTCTGCGTGTATTTCCGGCATGGTTCGGGCTACTTGGTTGAACATCGAAAATTGACCGTTTACAACCAGAGGAACATCGTTTGTCACTATGTGGTCGTTTTCATACAGCGCCGGTAAAACATGGCGTTCGTCGCTAAATCCGAGGTCGGAAGGCTTCCGAGCCGAAAGGCTCCATCCGCTTACCCACTGAAAAAACGCTTCTTCCGCATGACCTTTCAACCGCCATTTAACACCTATGCCCATCGGGGAAATGGTGTCTTGATTATTGGTAAAAAACTTGGTAAGCATATCCTGATAGCCCATGTAGCCAAGTGCCTCACTACTTGTTCCAAGTTCGACGTAGTCGTTCGGCGAAGGGGTAGCCGTTGCCAGATAGCGGTATTTGATCTTGCGCATAAATGCGTTGACGTGTTCGGAAGTCTTGCTTTTGAAGTCCTTAACGCAACTGCTTTCGTCGCAAATCATGCAATCAAAGTCTGCCGGGTTGAAGTAGTGCAGGCGCTCGTAATTGCAAATGATAATCTTGCCGGAAAACTTGCCTTCTCTTGAATACTCCACATCTTCAATGTGGAATTTTTCAGCCTCTTTCAAAAATTGGAAAGCAACAGAAAGCGGGGTAGCAATCAATACGGGCTTATTGGTGTGCCGGACGTAGTTCGCGGCAATAATCAACTCAATAAGCGTTTTGCCCATGCCGGTATCAAAGTAAACAGCGCAACGGCCTTTTTTGATAGCGTATTCGGCGGCGTAACGCTGAAAGTCAAAAACGCCGTCAGGCATGAAATTAGGCTCAATGCCGTAATCGCTTGCCCGGTGCCGTTTTGCTTCAATAAGTTCTTGATAATTCATGTGTTCGACATTTTAAAAAAAGCAGCCCGCCCCGGTAGAAAAGTCGTCGAACACATCAGGAGGCGGAGCAGGGCTGCAAAGTTCTTGTAAACTCGTGTTCGACGTGACAAAGATAATTGTGTTTTATTTATTTGCAATACCTTTTGCCACATATTTTTTTGTCTCATTCAATAAGCCAGCCTCCCCGCATTCCTGCACATCGCCTTTCCGTAACATTTCGGCAAATGCCTTTTCTGCTTCCGCATCAGTGCAGGACATTGCCCGCTTTATCGCCGTTACAAAGGTCATTTTTACCGCTTTCCCGATTTTGGAAAGGTTGGGCGGTGTTGGCGAGGTGGCGGGTTTGCGGGTAGTGGGTTTCATGATGTTGGTTGTTCAATGGTCGGGTGTCATTGTATATGGCTTAAAATGTGCGAAATAACGTCAACTACCCACCCGTTACCCATGCAGCGGTAACGCTGTGAATCTGAAACAACGGATGTGTACCCATCCGGCAAAGTGAAAAGGCGTTCTACTTCAACAGGGGTTAAACGGCGGTAATTGCCGGATAAATGATTGTTATGTTGCCAGTTATTCGCAGAAACAGACGGCGTTTTACCATTCAAAGCCTTTGCCCCGCCGTTATTATTTCCTCGTGGCGTTTGTTCAATAAAAATCAAATCCATATCGGAATGATTGCCGGCGGAATTTCCGCCGGCGGTAAAGCATCCGGATTTATTTTGATTTGGCGAAACACGACCGTCAACGTCAATTTTAACTAATGTCGTTCCGCTGTCTAAATCCATCCTGCCCGAATTGCTGCGCGTCGTTGCAGTCCCGCTTTTTTCTGTGTCAATGCAAGGCTTTGAAAAATTACCGCCCATCCTTCTTGCAAGTCTATTTAATGCACTTTCGCTCAAAAAATATTTCTTGTCCACATCTTCAACCGGCTGCAAAATGCCTTTCAATAAAATTCCCTTGTCTTTCGGTTGCGGGATCATTGAAACAATATCTCCAAAAAGGTTGAACGGTTGCGCTTTGATGTTTGTCCAAAACAACCGCCTGCGATTTTGTGCAGAAACCAATGCGCCGTTAATTTCAATCGGTTCAACGCCTAAATATTTTGAAATAACCATTTGGTATTCCCGTTTCATCGGCACATTTTCAAGCAGAAAAATAATATCTGGATTTATCTTTTTTGCTTCGTTTAAAATCCTGACATATTCAAAAAATAATGCGCTTCGCGGGTCATCAAAATTTAGCCCTTTGCCGGCAAATGAAAACCCCTGGCATGGGGAGCCTCCAATCAACAAATCTATTTTTGGCAAATCGGCAGCGTGAACGCCGCAAACATCGCCAATGTGCTGAATTTCCGGCCAATTAGCCTTAGATACCTGCATGGCGAATTTGTCTATTTCGGATGCAAAGTAGTTTTCTACTTCAATTCCAGCACGTTGCAGGGCAAGCCTACCGCAACTGATTCCGTCAAAAAGAGATAATACTTTCATATCAAAACCTTTATTTTTTTCCCGCTCACATCGTATTTCCCTTTGCGAAATTCGCTTTCAACACGGTAGCGGGTTTTTTCATAAATGTAAAAGGCAACCTTTTCGGCAATTCCGGCCCGCTGGATTTCTTCGGAAACAAATTTGGATTTAACAGGGTAGCAAATAATACCGGCGTCGCTGATTTCAACCGTGTTTGCCCGGTAGTTGTCGCGGCCAAAGTCGCGGGAGGCGCGGACGGCTTCGAGTAAGCGGGTTGTTGTTTCGGGAAGGTTCATTTTCTTTTGCTTTGGCCCGGAAACAGTACCGAAGTACACATTTCCCGGATGCGGTCTAATAACATGGGTGAAACAAGGTTTTGAAGGTCGTTCGGGGTAACGTTGGCGATGAAAAAAGAAAATTGTCCGTATCGCTTCCATCTTTCGTACCTCTGCTCAATTATCGCCTCGTTGATGTCGAGCGTATCGCCGAACCGGATAACGCCGCCTGAATACCGGCCAAACTCATCAAAGGCACGGTTCATGGTCACATTTTGAACGACCGGGTTAAATTCCTTGTCGGTCTTTGCCAGCGTGTAGGTTTCTGATAGGTTTGTCCATTCAAAGCGCTTTTGCATTTCTTCCTGCTCTGCAAACTTTTGGAGCGCCCGCATAATTTCTGTTTTCCCGGTGCCAGGTGCGCCATACAGAAACAGCCCTTTTGCAAGGTCGTATTTGCAGGCTTGGTCATTGATGAAATACCGGACAAGGTTTTGCAGGATGTCTTTTTCTGCCTCGGTGAAAACCCATTCAAAAGCCCGGCTTTCAAGTGCCTGAATGTTTGCCGCCCGTGCTTGCAGGATTTTCCAGAATTTCAGCCGTGCGGCGTTGTATTCCATCTCTAAGCACAAAGGTTTGCGCATGTGAAATTCAACCCGCTTTTGGCCCGCCCAAACCTTTGTATTCCAGTATTCCCGCTCGGCTTCGCTCTTTTCAGGAAGATGTGTTTCCGTGTGCTTTTCAGCACGTCGGCGCATTTCGTCAAGGCTCAACCCGTGTGCAAGTTTTTCAGCGATTTCGTCAATGTTGCGGGTCATGTCAAAAAATTTGCGGTTCGTTATACCTGTCCAAATCGCCGCCCGCGTTGTTAATATGCGAGCGCGTTTGAAAGTTTTGCGGTTTTGGCTGCCCGGCCTGCTGCAATGCAGGGAGTTCAGCGGCGGATAAATACCGTTCAAAATTTGACGGTCTGAAAAGTGTTACCGGGTTAAGGTGTTCCCGCATTTGCACATCGTTGCCCCATTGCCGGATTTTGAAGTCAATCACCTTTTGCATTTGCGCCTCGGTGTATCCTTGCCGTGATTGCGCGATTATTCCTTTTGCGTTGTCCCCGGTATTGGTTTTGAAATTGCGCCCGGCGGCTTTATTCAGGTATTCAATTACCCGCCCTGCCAAGTCGATTTCTTCCTGTGTTTTGGATTTGCGCCCGTTGCGTGTTTTCGGCCCCGGTGCGAGTTCTTCGACCACCGTAACGCCCGGAAATTCCGGGTCTGTGATCGAAACACGAACCGCGCCCGGCCCCCGGTGAAGTGGGTTTTCTTTTCCTGCTTCTAAGCCGAATGTTTCAGGGTAGATTTCATCAACTTTTTGGAAGGGCGGGGAAAGCGGGTCGCTTGCGCCCGCGTTGTTTTTCAATGTAGTATTCAATGTAGTATTAACTGTATTATTCTGTTCGGCATTTTTGCCGATAGGTGTAGGCATTTTTGCCGATAGGGTACTGGCATTTTTGCCGATAGGTGTAGGCATTTTTGCCGATACTCCCGGAGAGCCTGCAAGCCATATTTTCCGGCTGTTTGCCGCCGATGAATCAACCAGCGTAACGATAAATCCAGCCGCCGAAAGTTCGCTTATCCAGCGTGAAACGGTATCGCTGCTTTTGCCGTACAGGTCGGCAAAATACTTGTTAGTCGCCCAGCAGTAACCGTTTTGATTGCTCAACGCTGTTATTTCACCGTAAAGCAATTTTGCCCCGTCGCTAACCTCTTTTGAGTAGCGGACGTTTGCCGGAATGACTGCGTAGTAGGATTGTTGGTTCATTTTTTGACATAAAAAAAGCGCCTCTTTGAGTGCGGGTCAGGTTGGAAGCCTGAAAACGGGAGAGCAACAAAGCCCCGATATTCCCGCGCTCAAAAAAGCGCCTATAAAAAAATTTCTTGTTGCTCTTTACAACCGGCTTCCACCCCGGCGGCCTCATTCGGCGATACAAAGATAAATCCTAATCCTGAAAAAGCAAGGATTTTTCAATCAATTTTTTTTCAAACCCTTCCAGGTGGTAAACAGCATACCTGCCCGGATGCCCGAACTTTGAAGTAAACTCCACATACCGCGTTTCAATCGCAATTTCCTGCTTTCGCAAGTCTGCAATTCTAGAGCGCAACGCTTCGCAGCCGAACAGCGTTCGTGCGGTCGGGAGGTCAATTTGCCCGTGTTCTTGCAGGTGTGCGAGGATCGCGGCAAGTTGGGACTTTGCTTTGGTGGATGTGTCGGTCATAAGTGAGAAAATTTATAACTGTCGCCTTCCGTAAATTCCCGCTATTCGCGGGGCAATTCGTCAGGCTTTGAG